TATAAAAATTGATATGTATCAAGATTTTGTTGATGACTTATTTTTAGCAAGATTAAACATTGCTATAGAAGATCTAGAAGGTTATATGCAGAACCCTGAATCTGCTCATCCTGAAGATCTTAAAGTTTACACTGAACAACTTGCAGCACATCGCAAACTTTTAGAGTGGTATACTCCACAGTAGGTCCTATTGCCTCAATCAATAGGTGGTGCACTCGGCCCTTGAGTTTCATTCCTCAAGCAAAATAATTGAATGAATGGTGCCCAGGAGAGATAGTGAGTAGAAAGAATGGTATATTATTATTAAGAACTTTATTATTGATATGGTTAGCAGTTTCAGTAAAAAACACTGATGATCTATATGGCGTGAGATATAGTATGAGAAGTTTTGAAGAATGTAAAAAGGTAGTTGATTATGAAACCAGTGAAAAATAAGAAAACGTTAGATTGGTACGTAAAGTGGGTAGCTTCAGTCTTTGTTCTAGCCGCTATGTCTATTAGAGGCGTTGATGGTCTACAATTTGTAGATCTATCTTTGTCTGCTATTGGAATTATGTTATGGTTATGGGTGTCTATTCTCTGGCAGGATAGAGCTCTTATATTACTTAATGGTATTGGATTGATATTTTTATTGAATAATATTACATCTTCCCTTTACATTTGATCAAAAGTGTGATATAATATACCTTATAACTACTTAAACAAACGGTGAGCTACTCTGATTAAAACCCAGTCAACCTCACATTAAAAAACTGAAATAAAGGGAAACATAAATGTCTAAAATTAATATCGCAATTGCCGGTGTTGGCAACTGTTCATCTGCACTGGTTCAAGGTGTTCAATACTATAACGAAAATCCAGAAGATACAATTGGCCTAATGTTTCAAGACATTGGTGGTTATTCAGCTCCGAATTTTAACTTCGTGGTTGGCTTTGACGTTGATTCTCGTAAAGTTGGTCAACGGCTAAATAAAGCAATTTACGCAGAACCAAATTGTAACATGGAAGTATTTCCTCCAGGTCATGACATGAGCTGTATTGCTAATGAGTCGATTGTATATCGTTCGCCTACGTTGGATGGTATCGCGCCTCACATGCATGATCTAGATAAAGCTATTACGTTTTTGGAAGATACAGAAACAACTCCAATTACTGCTTCTGAATACCGTGATATTCTTAAAGCTCGTAATGTTGATGTCCTACTTAACTATATGCCAGTAGGTTCAGAAGAAGCTGCCAGATGGCACATTGAAAATGCTATTAGATCCGGTGTTCATGTTGTTAACTGTATGCCAACTTATATTTCTACTAAAGATGCTATGGAATTAGAACAGCTTGCTATCGAACATGGTGTAACAATTGTTGGTTCTGATATGCGTTCTGATTATGGTGCGTCTCGTTTGTCTGAAGTCCTTCAAGGATCTATTATGGATTCTGGTTTATTGGTAACTCAGCATATTCAAGAAAATAAAGCTTGTGGCACAACTCAAGGTGATATGCGTCGTACAGGTCGTACTGCTAATACAGACTTCCTAAACATGGCAACTAAAGATCGTTTGAAGAACAAACATATCTCTAAAGAAAATGTACTAAATGGCCAAGCCGCAGTACGTGGTAAGGATATTGCTGGTCTTACAATGTATGCTGGTCCATCACTTACAGTTTTCCAAAAACCAGGCGATGAGTACATCGGATCAGATAACAAGATTGCTAATATTGACATGGTGTTTTGGGGTTGGGCTGGAGCTCGTTATGAATTGACTGCTAGATTATCTGTTCAAGATTCTCCAAATAGTGCTGGTATCGTTTACGATGCTATTCGATTCGTTAAGGTTGCTTCTGAAATGGGTATTGTTGGTTACTTACGTGGTCCATCAGCATGGTCACAAAAGACTCCACCACAGCAACTTAAAACTGCTGATTCTAAGTTTGAATGTGACGCATTAGCTCGTAGAGTTCTAACTGATATTACTCGTCCACAACTTAAAGAAAATAATCCTAAAGTCGAAAACCTAACTTATACATTCCAATCAGGTGAAAATGACTATGCCTAAGCAGTTAATTAATACCTTTGATATTGATGGTGTAATCTATTTTGGCGAGGACGTAACTGGTGTGCGTCCTGGTCGGGCTGATGTCATCATCACTGGTCGTTCTTACCAACAAGAACTAGAAACAATTAGTATGCTAAAATCTAGGCAAATTCATAACCACGTTATGTTTAATCCACTAAAACGAAGCGATGACGCATATAGTCGAAAAGCTTCAGGTATTCATAAAGCTAAATGTATCACAAAGCTTAAAGAATCATTTAAGATTGGACTACACTTTGAGGATGACCCTATTCAAATTGAAGAAATCAAAAAGGTTCATCCAGACTTAAACGTAATTCATTTAGTGCGAGAGGGCTTAATTGGCTACTAGTTCTTACAATTATGATTGGTGGTCATTTGATAAAGACCTTATGCTCGACTTTAATCATTTCTTAAAAAAGATTAACGATCGTGCTGCTATCAAACAAGGTTTTACTAATGATCAATACGAAAATTTAAATCGTCATGGTGTAATTGATCATGGCTTAGGGGAAAACGTAGAGTACTTTCATCCAACAATTACATTAGATGATCGTATGAGATTTATTGGTACTGAAATTGCAACATCTAGAATGAGCGATACTAATATTGTGGGTAACACTATCATATCTCACTTCTATGGAGCTCGTGGCGTTCACTGGGTAGTATCAGGCAAGGAAGGAACCTTTGTTGATTTTGATCGTATTGCTGATGGCGATGCTGATTATATTAAGTCTCTACGTAATAACGTTGATAAAGCTATAAGAAATAAACAACCTATCTGGGGAACGACTGAGTTACATACGTCTATTCAAACATCTGGTAGAAACTATTGTCGTAAAAAGTACAATGAACCTGATCGTAAGTTTCATCCAGTTGATGTAAGCGAATGGGTTGCTTCTTTTAGAGACAGCAAAATCATTGAAGGTATGCTAGCGGCTAAAGATCTTTTTGAAGTGTTTACTTTGTTGAAAACTTTACCAGGAGTTGGCGAATACTATGGTTTCCATTGCGCTACTTCTACGTCGGTTTTGCCTCAAATGAAATACCATCATGACCAAAGATTCGTAGCCCCAGGACCAGGAGCAGTTTATACGATAAAATTACTATGGCCAGATGTTCCTAATAAATATCTAGCTGAAGCAATTTACTTTATAAGAGAAAACGCTGCTGAAATTGGTTTAACTAAGGATGTTATCTTTCATGAATCGGGCTACAATATAGAATTAGACAATGGCTCTTATCTTTTTAATGAGCAACAGAATGGATTAAAGTATTATGGTACTGAGGTTCTATGTTGTCAGTATGGTGTATATCTACAAATAAGAGATGATGAAAAGGCATGTGGAAGACGCCAAGTAGCAAGAGCTAAAGCACCACAAAATAATTTAAGTGCATTCTTTTAAATGAAAAATATAATTAACTGTCCATTTATACCTATCGCAAAAAGGCATGCTTCTCATAGAGGAGCTCAAGGCGTTATATATGGCGATATGATTAAGGAAAAATATGGAAACTGTACCGTTAACTATGGCGGAGAAATTACTGAGCATAATGATTACGATAATCTATGGGTTTACCACGGTAGTGACTATAGCGGTGGTCTTAATATGTTTGGTGGCGTTTATGGTTTTCCATATGTTGCTAACACTGTTAACTTTTCTAAATTCAAAGGCCAAGTCTATTCTATAGGTATGGACTTTCCACCATATCACGAAATGATTAAAAACAAATTGGCTGCCGCTAAACGCGATGTTCAGCCAGAATGGTATAACGTTGATCTTGTTAATCTCGAAAGAATGTTTAATACAGCAATCAGAATTGATGTTCCTAATCAGACTCGTAATGTTATTATTGGTGATAGTCATGCGATATGTATGTATAGACCAGGATGGACAGTTAATAGTATTCCATTTAAAACTCTTAATGGCGCTTTAAACGATGGATTTAAATCGTTTATTCCTGATGAGTATGATGAACTACATTGTTATTTTGGTAATATCGATGTTCGTCACCACTTAATTAGATTAGAAGCAAGTGTAGAAGAATTGGCTGATAGATATATAACTGAAGCTAGTAAATACGATGCTAAAATATACGAGTTATTACCTATTGAACATGAATCACGAAAGCTTCCGCAGTCTGGTTACTATAAAGGTCAACCATTCTGGGGTTCATGGCAACAACGTACTGATATTCGTAATGAGTTTAATGACTATATTGAAAAACAGTATGGAATCATAAGATGGACTGATAAGTTACTAAATAAAGCAGGAGAACTTGACTTTAAGTATATGGAAAAGCCAAAGTCAATACATCTTTCTAGAGAGTTCTATCCATATTGGAATGGAATCGAAACTATAAATAATAATACACTTGAGGAATTTTTCTAATATGACAACCTGGGCAAGCATCGTTCCATTGATTGGTGGAGAAACCATCGCAATGGAGAATATCTTTAAAACAAGACCAGAATACTTTCTTACTTTTGACGGCTTTCAAGCTAATGAAGAACATTTAAGAAACTACTATAACAATGAGATACCTTACTTAAACCTCTCAGAGGGAGTCAAACACCCGTCTAACGTAGATGTAGTTAATACTATATGTCCATGTGCTGGTCTAAGTTCACTCAGCCCATCTGCTTCAAGTAACAATCCAGCAAATGATTGGATGGTAAAATCAGCCGAATACGTTCTAAGTGAAATGTCTCCAAAAGTTTTTTGGGGAGAAAACGCTCCAAGACTTGCTTCTAAGATGGGAGAGCCTGTAGTAAAAAGATTACGTAAACTAGCTGAAGCTAATGGTTATACATTTAGTATCTTTAAAACCAAATCATTATTACATGGTCTAAGTCAAGTAAGAGATCGTACGTTCTACTTCTTCTGGAAAGGCGATACAGTGCCATTGTTTGAATATATCAATATTCAACCAACAATGATTGCTGATGATATTAGAGCTGTAGTAAACGATAAAAATGATCCAATGTCTCAAATTTTGTGTAATGATAAAAAGCCATCTGATGATCCATATTACAAATTTATCTTAGACAGTATCGAGGGTGGGATTACTCATCAAGAGTTTGCTGCTAAGATTACTAAGACAATAAATGTGCAAGATTATATTGAAGAACACACAACCTATAACAAGGTTGCTGAGTGGATGCGAGAACATGGATTTGATAATGTTGCTCGTAAATGCGATAGAGCGTATCATAAGCTCAAAGCCGGTGGTAACATTATGCGTAAAGGTGTTGAAATTCCTAAGGATAAGATTGGAGCATTCGTAGGTCATATGCCAACAAGTATAGCGCATCCAGATGAAGATAGATTCTTAACAGTACGAGAAGCTATGTCGTTGATGAAACTACCAACTGATTATCAGATGGTCAATGCCAAAAGATCACTTAATCATATGTGTCAAAACGTACCAGTAACTACAGCTGAGCATCCGGCAGCCATGGTTAAAAAATACTTAGAAGGCAAGTTAGATTTTGTTGATACTAAGTTCATGGTACAAGATAATAAGAAAAGAAATTATAAATGTGAAAAAAACAGTTTACAATTGACTGAATTTATGTTATAATATACGTATCAATTAAATAAGAGAAGAGTAAATATGCCAAGTATAAAATTAACAGCCGAGCCACAAAAATACCGTAAAGGTAAAAATAACACACGGCCACCACAAGACATGCCATTTGATGTCGCACTACGAAAATTTAAGAAAGCTGTAGAAGCTGCAGGTATTCTACAAGATCTTCGTAAAAAAGAGTATTATGAAAAGCCTACATGGAAACGTAAGCGCAAGAAAGCCGAAGCAATTGCTCGTCATAAACGAGATTCAGCAAGTGAACAAACTCAATATGGTAGGAGAAAAGTACGATGAGTGTAATGGATAAACTAAGAAAGAATTCAAAGATTAAAACTACAGATATATTATCTGAAAGTATCTTCTTTGGTGACAAGTCCATGACTAAAACTGAAGTACCAATGATCAATGTTGCCTTATCCGGAGATCCAGATGGTGGTTTAACATCAGGTCTTACTGTACTAGCAGGTCCATCAAAACACTTTAAAACGTCATTTGCTTTACTTATGGCTGGTGCGTATCTTAAAGAAAATAAAGATGCTGTAATGTTGTTTTACGATTCAGAGTTTGGTTCACCCCAGTCATACTTTGAAGCTTTTGGTATCGATACTAGTCGTGTACTTCATACACCAATTACCGATGTTGAACAGCTTAAGTTTGATCTTGTTGGTCAATTAGATAACATTGATCGTAAAGATAAAGTGATTATTGTTATTGATTCTATTGGTAACCTTGCTTCTAAGAAAGAACTAGAAGATGCTTTGAACGAGAAATCAGTTGCTGATATGTCTCGAGCTAAAGCTATTAAGGGTTTATTCCGTATGGTAACACCTTACTTGACTATGAAAGATGTACCTCTATTGGCCATTAATCATACGTATCAAGAAATGGGTCTATTCCCTAAAGCTGTAGTTTCCGGTGGTACTGGTATTTACTATTCAGCTGATAATATCTGGATTCTAGGTCGTAGACAAAACAAGCAAGGTATGGAAGTTACTGGTTATGATTTCATAATCAATGTTGAAAAGTCACGAATGGTTAAAGAAAAATCTAAAATCCCAGTCTCAGTCTCTTGGGATGGTGGTGTCGAACGTAATTCAGGTCTACTTGAAATCGCTCTTGCTGGTGGTTTTGTTGTTAAGCCTAATAATGGTTGGTACTGTCGTGTAGATCAAGATACTGGTGAAATGGTTGAACCTAAGGTTCGCGAAAAGGCTACTAAAGAAGATGAATTCTGGGAACCTATTCTGAAAACTCAAAAGTTTAAAGACTTCTTGATTAAGCAATATCAGATTGGTCATAAATCTTTAATTGATTTTGATCCTGAAGCACCAAATAGTCCTTTACAAAACAACCAAAGTGTGGTATAATAGATGGATAATCATTACATTACGGTAGAACATCCGGATTCTGATTTTTATGCATTGCATCTAACTGATAAGTCTCCATTTGAAGGTGTTAGATTTATATATGGTACTGTGTCTATCAAGGAAGATACACAGTTAGGAATGGCAACTTTGTCATTTACATATAATATTTCTGATCCTGGAGACTTTGATCATGATGATCTATGTAAAGATCAGAAATTCAATGACTATATTGGCGAACTATTAACTCATATTATTGAAGAAGGAACGACAGAAATTGCAAAACGAGATCCCAACACACGTACTGAGCCATCTACTAAATAATGAAGAATACTGTCGTAGGGTAATACCATACATTCAGAAAGAATACTTTGACGGTTGTTACAAGATAGTATTCGATCTGATTGTAGGTTTTGTCGCAGTTAACAATAAACTACCAACCGGTAGAGTATTAGATATTGAGTTACAAAAAGTATCTGCTCCAGACCAAATGCTAAATGAGGCTGCTAATCTCATTAAAGAAATTGGCACTAAGACTGATTTAGATACTGAATATCTTATTGTTGAAACAGAAAAGTGGTGTAAAGATCGAGCGGTTTATCTTGCGATTATGGATTCTATTCAAATCATTGATGGCAAAGATACAGAAAGAAGCGAAGGTGCTATTCCTGATATTCTATCAACAGCCCTTGGTGTTTCATTTGATCAACAAATTGGTCATGATTATATCGATGATGCTGATGGTCGTTTTGAATTCTATAATAGTGTTGAAGAAAAGATACCATTTGATCTTGATTACTTTAATAAGATCACTAAAGGTGGTATTCCAAACAAAACGCTAAACGTTTGTCTTGCTGGTACTGGTGTAGGTAAATCATTGTTCATGTGTCATAACGCTGCTGCTGTTTTACAACAAGGCAAAAACGTATTATACATTACAATGGAAATGGCTGAAGAAAAGATTGCTGAACGTATTGATGCTAATCTTATGGATCTACCAATTCAACAGCTTGAAACATTATCTAAAGATGTGTTCTCTAAAAAGATTCAAAAGATTGCAACTGGTACTATTGGTAAACTAATCATTAAACAGTATCCTACAGGTAGCGCACATTCGGGCCACTTTAGAGCATTGTTAAATGAAATGAAGATGAAAAAGAAGTTTATTCCTGATATGATCTATATTGATTATCTCAATATTTGTTCATCTTCTCGTATGAAAGCAATGGGTGGAAGTATCAATAGTTATACATACATTAAAGCTATTGCTGAAGAACTACGTGGTTTAGCTATTGAGTTTAATGTTCCAATTATGACAGCAACTCAAACTACACGATCTGGTTTTGGTAACACTGATGTTGGATTGGAAGATACTTCTGAATCGTTTGGTTTACCAGCTACGGCCGATTTAATGTTTGCTTTGATTGCTACTGAAGAATTAGATGAACTAAATCAGGTTATGGTTAAGCAGTTAAAAAATCGTTATAATGATGTAAGTAAATACAAAAGGTTCGTAATTGGTATTGATCGAGCTAGAATGAAGTTATATGATGTTGAAGAATCAGCTCAATCTGACATTATGTCTGATATGACTATCCCTGATAAACCAATTGCGACTTGGGGTAATAATGACAACAACAAAGACTCATTCGCAAACTTTAAAGTATAAGGAGAAACAATATGTTAAGTAAATTTATGAAAACACGTGGTGCTATCGGCACTGGTATTACAATCGGCCTTGTAGGTCTTGTTACTGGTTTTGTTCTATTTGATCCAGTACAGTTGGTAGTAAGTGTAACACTTATTGCTTGTGAAGTTCAACTTTGGCTTGAAAAAAAGGATTAATAGTAGATGTTTAATGTGAAACTTATGTCGTATAGTCAACCACCTGCACAAAGCGAATTTTCAAATGATCTTTTGCAGATGGTTGCTTATTGCGCTAGGGTATCTAATCCTAGTAATCAAAACAATGAAGCGACGTCTCAAAAGCTAGTAGAGTATTTAATTAAGCACAAACATTGGAGTCCATTAGAAATGGTATCTGTTTGTATGGAAATTGATACCACCAGGGATATTGCGCGACAGATTCTTCGTCATAGATCATTTTCATTCCAAGAGTTCTCTCAAAGATATGCAGATCCTACTAGAGATCTATCATTTGTAACTCGAGATGCTCGATTCCAAGATACAAAGAATCGACAAGCTAGTATTGATATTGACCAAACAAACGAAGTTCATCGTGGAATCAATGAAGACTTTAGAATGAAACAGATGTCTCTTATTCGTCAGAGCCGTGAAGTTTATGACTGGGCTATTGATAAAGGCATTGCTAAAGAACAAGCTCGAGCTGTATTGCCTGAAGGATTAACCAACTCTCGTATGTATGTCAATGGGACATTACGCTCATGGATTCACTATATTGATCTAAGAGCTGATAATGGAACTCAAAAAGAACACATGGAAATAGCTAAAGCATGTGGTGAGGTTATACACAATATATTCCCTTTAGATGGTCTCTTATAACTAAATGATCTAAATAAAAGTGAAATAAATGTTTACACACTCCTTTCTTTATGATATAATATACCTATATTAAATGATAAAGAAAGGAACTACATTATGATACAACTAGTTGAGAAAACCCAAGAATTACTGAATCTTATGCAAAATCAACTGCATACTAGGTACGAACATACAATCGAAACCACTCAATATATAATGGACGAAGGTAGGAATTACATTAAGCTAATTCAAGATAATGATGGTCGTCAAAGTGTTGTAGGTTTTGTAGTTAAAAAATCCCCCAAAGCAATCGATAACAAAACTAATGAAAGCTTTAAAGTTGGCGATATGCTGATGGCAAAAAGCTGGTCTGCTCCAGCTACAAACTTTGCTAGAGGTAATGTATTTGAAGAATTACCAATGAGACAACTTTGTCATGGACTTTAAGGAGAATATTATGAATCTAGAACAAATTATTAAAAGCCTAATAAAAGAAACTCTTACTGAAGAACAGGTAAGAGACATAGTTGGTGCACCAAGTCTTGAAGAATCTATAACCTGCGTATGCGGCGATCGACTTAATGAATGTAAAGAATCTTATCAACATATGACCCATGGAGTATAAAATGAGTAGATCAGATAGTTACCAATTTACAGCTGATGTTAATTCTGTAAACGATATGCTTTTAATTGAACAGGTTAGAAAATCTGTAAAGTCCATTAACAAAATTGCTAAACAAACTCAAATGTCACAGCAATATCGATATGATTCAGGTTGGTCTGATATAGAACCACAGCCTATATTTAGATATAGAGTTTGTTTAATGCCACGTGGAGCTCGTACAGTACACGCAATTGCTGATGGTCGTTCACCAAGAGCTTACGATTCAACTCTTCCAATCCGTCATGCCGAAAGACTAGATGTTTATATCCATACAGTATCTCAGGAGATTTGTTAATGTTAAGAGCCTTTAAAGAAGTTACTAATTGGGATGAATGTAAACATCCAGTTTTAAATCACACATATATCTTAAATGAACAAGGTCATTGTGTTGGATTTAGATCAACAATATCTAAACAGTATAAAGAATTTAGTAAACCTATGAAAGGCTTTTCGAAGTCGCGTAGAAAGTTTATTGAACTTAAACCAGTTGAAAAGTATATGGAGTCTGAAAATGTATAAGAGTACAGGTATTATAGTATTAGTTGCAGCGGTAATTAGTTTTATTTTAGGATCTATTTTGGGTTCAACATCGGTACAAAACTCTTGGCGTCTTGATGCAGCAAAAACATCATGTGCTCAATTTAATCCTCAGTATGGCCAATTCGAATGGTTAGAGGTTGTAGAATGAAATCCTTAGAATATTGGGTTGTAAGCTTTACTAAAGGTGATAAAGATCCATTGCATAAATACCTATTTGAAACTCAAAAAGAAGCTATCAAATTTAAAAATAGTATGAAATCTGAAGGCTATATCGCCTCAGTCGAAAAAAACGAGGAATTTGTTTAATGGAATATTTTATAATGCTATTTGGTATAGTAGGTGTTGGATATACATCATATATGATTGGGCTTCGTGATGGTGGAGCTAAAATGATTGATTCGCTTGAATTTCTTAAAATAATAGTTGTTGATGAAAATGACAATGTAGCGCCAAATAAGTCGTACGATTCTAAATAGTAAGAAAAAAAATATTATAAATAGTATTGTACATTTACCAAAAGGAGTGTTATAATACAATTATGAAAAGCTTTTTATCCACATTAGAACCAATTCGTGAAGCTGTTAGACTTGCTCCCAGCCAACTTAAAAAACCTAATGCTAATACAGGTGAAGCTCGTATTGACATTTTAGCGCGACTCATTAGAGATGGAATGCCACTTGAATTGGCCAAGGGTGGAACCTTTAAAGTAACTGAAATTGAAGATGCTTTAGCTCAGACTGAAATATTTAAAAAGTTAGGCCAGCCATTTAATCTCCATGGCAATGGTAAAACCATTAGTTCATCAGATCTTGGTAAGAGTAAAGTCTTCGGCGGAGGTGGTGGAGCCGGCGGTGGAACTCTTAATACCAAGATTACTGAAAGTCATCAATGCGTTATATGTCAGGCAATGCTTGATAATGGTATTCAAGAAGAAGACTTCTTTATACAAGAAGATATTCTTAAAGCTGCATATAAAAGAGTTTATGTTGATGCCTCATTTGAAGAAATACTAGGTGTGGAAGATGGTTGGTTCCACTCATCATATGAGTCTGCTAAGATCTTAGTCAAAGAAGGTTATATTAATAAGTCTCAAACATTCCATAGAAACAGTAAATTAATGAATACTGTTTACGCTTTTAAAAACGTAGCATATAAAAATTCAGATCAAAAACCAATTAAAGATGATAAGTGGAATCCTGGAGACTTCTGGGCTGTTGAAAAATCATTTAATCTTAAATCTCTTGATACAAGTTCAATTGCTGCTTATAATAAGTCACTACTACAAGCATTTGTTGATCGCCAATTGGTTGGTATATCCCTTAAGCTAGTCAAAAAGAAAGCAAAAGCTAAAGAATATAACATTAAACTCCCACCTGATACTGATGATCATAAGCTACTTAAAATACTTCTCCAAGGCGAAACTCGTGGAACTTTCTGGTCAAACAAGGGTGCTACTATTCTCTTTGACGAAGGTAAATTTGAATTAAGAGCTGGTTCAGCAGGTGGGGCTATCAAAGGTGAAATTGCTCTTAAAACTGCCAGAGGCGGCGGTGCTGGTTATGGCATTATGTCAGATGCTATGAAACTTGTATTTAGAAAGAAAATACCAGACAATGGTAAAATCAATCAACTAGCAAAGAAAATAGTTAAAGGTGATAAAAGATCAATTAAAGTATTTTTTGAACTGTATAATCATTTCTATAAGAATGATACGGTTGAAAACTTTGAAAAAGAATTATCACAAAAGGATGTTTATTGGGTTGGTTCTAAATTGGCATGTCTATATGTTGTATACAATGTTGATAAGAATACTGGAACCAAAGCTAATCGATGGCTAACTAAAATTATTAATTATGCTGGATCTAAATCAGAAGATTCAAGCGCGTACGTAAAGGTATACGAATAATGAAAGGCTTTAAAACACAATTGGCTGAAGCCGCAGGAAAGAATACCCACATGACTCATATTGAAGATTTGATCCTCGATGGTGGAGTTAAGGGAGCGCGCCAAGCTATACTCGCATTGAGATCATTGCGAGATATGCTATCCGGTAATGCAAAATCTGCAGTAGACGTCACTGTTAAATGGGATGGTGCTCCCGCGGTATTTGCTGGAGAAGATCCATCTGATGGACAATTCTTTGTAGCAAAGAAAGGTATCTTTAATGCTAATCCAAAGATCTATAAGTCTCATGCCGATATTGATGCTGATACTTCTGGAGATCTAGCTAAAAAATTAAAGATGGCCTTTGATTACATTAAGCCACTTGGCGTAAAGGGTGTAATTCAAGGTGACTTTATGTTTGATAAGTCTGATCTTAAAACTGAAACTATAAGCGGAGTTAAGCACGTAGTTTTTCATCCTAATACAATTGCATATGCCGTTCCAACAGGATCTGCCTTAGCAAAAGATATTGAACGAGCTAAGATTGGTATAGTATGGCATACAATATATAGTGGAGCAACATTTGAAACAATGAGAGCTGAATTTGGTAGAGAAATTGTGCCAAAATTAAAAGCTTCAAAAGATGTTTGGATGGTTGATGCTACTTTATCCGATCTATCAGGAACTGCTACGCTGACTAAAAAAGATACTGAATTACTTAATAGTAAACTTTCAGATGCTGGTAAGTTATTTAAAAAAATATCTGGATCTACGCTTAAAGAGTTAGAATCAAACAAAGAACTAAACCTTGTTATTAATGTGTATAACAATAGGAAGGTTAGAGAAGGTCAAAGAATTACAAATACTAAGGCTCATGCAATGGGTCTTATTGCGTTTGTCCAAGAACGATACCAAAAAGAAATAGATAAAAGAAGTAGTCAAAAGGGCAAAGATACTCAAATTGCTAAACGCGATGCGCTGCTTAAATTCTTTGACAAATCTAATCTAAAAAACTTGCAAAATGTGTTTGATTTACAAAATTTAGTTGTAGATGGCAAATTAATTATTATAAATAAACTAAATGGCTTAAACAAAATTGGTACTTTTGTTAAGACTAAATCCGGATTTAAGGTAACCAACCCCGAAGGTTTTGTTGCAATAGATCGTATGGAAGGTGGAGCAGTTAAACTAGTTGATAGATTAGAATTTTCTACCAACAACTTTAGCAAAGATATTATAAAAGGTTGGGATAATCCTAACTAAATGGAACCGAGGATAAACATGAAAACGTTTAAAGAACACGAAGCAGATCTATCCGAAGACTCTGCAGACTTTTCTGAAGCAATGACACTTCAGCATAGAATGAAGATGAAAGCTAGCTTCAGAAAAAACAAAGCTAAAATTGCTCTAGGTAAAAAGAAAGCAGCAAGAAAATTAGCATCTCCTGAAAAACTCAAAGGTCGTGCCACGAAAAAAGCTCGTGATATCATGATCCAAAAAATCCTTAAAGACAAAAAGAAAGGTGATCTATCATTTGCTGGCAGAGCTGGCATTGAAAAGAGATTAGCTAGTAAAAAAGGTGCAATTGCTAAGATTGCTAAAAAGTTATTGCCAGCAATCAAGAAAGCTGATAGAGCTAAACTGAAGAGTAAAGGTAAAGACAAATAATATGGAATTTAAGAGTTTTAGCGAATATTTAACTGAAGCTAAAGGCGAAGTCTATTTCGTCTTTGGTAGATTTAATCCACCAACTTCAGGTCATGAGAAACTTTTTGACATGCTAAAGAAAACGGCTGGTAGTAATCCATATCGTATATATGGTTCAAAGTCGCAAGATCCTAAAAAGAATCCTTTGTCGTTTAAAGAGAAAGTAAAGTTTTTACGTAAAATGTTTCCAAAGCATGCTCGTAGCGTAATGGCTGATGCTGATGTCAGACATGTTATGGACATTGCTACTAAATTATATGACCAAGGTTATACCTCAGTAACTATGGTTGCAGGTTCTGATAGAGTAAAAGAGTTTGATACTCTACTCAACAAATATAACGGTGTCGATTCTAGACATGGTTTCTATAACTTCGAAAATGGTATTAAAGTTGTTTCAGCTGGAGAAAGAGATCCAGATGCTGAAGGCGTTGAAGGTATGTCTGCATCTAAACTTAGAGCGTATGCTTCAGATAATGACTTAGAAAACTTTTCAAAGGGAATGCCTAAAGGTTATAAAGATTCAAAGGTTTTGTTCAATACAATTAGAAAGGGTATGGGTCTAAAAGAAACTCATATGCATCGTAAACATGTTGAACTAGAAACAGTATCAGAAAAAAGAGAACAGTTTATAACAGGTAATCTTTTTAAAGAAGGCGACGAGGTTGTTCTAAAAGAAACAAATCAAATTGGTGTTATTAATAGATGTGGTACTAACTTCCTAGTAGTTGAATTTGGCGAATGGAAGAAAAGAGTTTGGTTAGATGATGTTGAACTATTAGGTGAAAAGACATATTCAGATATGGATTCAAAAGAAAAAGCTAAGTACGATGAGCCAAAACCTAATGCTCCCGAAAGCAAACACACAAAGAATTATAAAAAGAAGTTTGGTGAAATGAAAAGTTTTGCTCAATCTTTAGAAGAAGCTGATGCTAAATCAGCCCTTATGAAAAAAGCTGATAAGTCAGGAATGCCTTATGGTATCCTAAAGAAAGTATTCGATCGTGGTTATGCTGCGTGGAAGTCAAGCCATAGACCAGGAACAAATCCAACTCAGTGGGGTTTAGCTCGAGTTAATTCCTTTGTAACTAAATCTTCCGGTACTTGGGGTAAAGCTGATAAAGATCTTGCTGCAAAGGTAAGGGGAAAGTAATGAAATCATTTAAAGAAATCCAAGAAGCTAAATCAGCTGCATCAAGATTAACTAAACGCTTAAAGGGTAAAGGTGTTGATCTAGATAAGAGAGCTAAAGATCGTAAAGCTGAGCTAGATAGACTTAAAGCTAAGTATGCTAAAGAAGACTCTATAGATGAATCTCCTCTTGTAATGGATGATATGGATATAGTTGATACTTTATTTAAAAAGATTAAAGACGATATGTTTAAAGCTAGACGCCAACAAAAATCTGAAAAGAACTGGCCTAAGTTACAAACACTAGCTCAAATGGCTGGCTATGGTATTACAAAGAAAGGTCAAGCTAAAGATAAATCATTTAGATACGATATTAAAAAATAATGGATAATTTTAAAGAACATTTAGAACTTATGGAAGGCGTAAATGATCCTTCTATTTTTAAAGCGGTTTTTCTAGCAGGTGGTCCCGGTAGTGGTAAATCATTTGTTGTAGGTAAAACAGCTTTACAAGCATTAGGTTTTAGATTAATTAATTCTGATGATGCTTTTGAAAAGGGATTAAAGAAAGCAGGACTTACTGCTTCTCCAGAGGACATTGCGTCAGCTCAAGGTCAATCTGTAAGAGCTAAAGCAAAAGCAATTACTGGTAGGAAAATGAACTTTGCTCTTCAAGGTAGAATGGGTATTGTTATTGATGGTACTGGTAAGGACTATGCTAAGATTAAAAAGCAAGTTGATATGTTAAGAGAAATTGGCTATGCTGTTCATATGATATTTGTTAATACAGATTTAGAAACTGCATTAGAAAGAAACAAGTTAAGAGATCGATCTCTAGAAGACGGTTTAGTTACTAAAATGTGGAAAGATGTTCAAAAGAATATTGGTAAATTCCAAGGGTTATTTAGAAATAGATTAATCATTGTTGATAACTCTAAAGGTTCTGATATTGAAAGTCAAACAATTGGGGCGTTTAAAAGAATAAAAACTTGGGCAGCCAAAGCTCCTGAAAATGCAATTGCTACTAGATGGATAAAAGGGCAGAAAAAATGAATAATGCAGATGAATTAAAAGCAAGAGATAAAATAGTATCATCGTTTACATCAAAGTGGAAGTACAAGCTTGATAAAGATCAATTTGGTGCTGCTGATTCGTGGAAGATTATATACTCAGCTGATGATAAAGGTAAATTTGTTGGTGATTGCGAAGACTATTCTCTATCAATTCTATATAGACTATGCGGCGAAAGTCATCTTAAAATGTGGTGGATGTTACTTACGCATCAAGCTGGTATTTGTTTAGTAGGTCCAAGTAAGTGGAAAGTATCGCATGCTGTGTTAAGATACAAAGGCGAATACGTAGATAACTGGACTAGAAAGTTTGGTGGCAAAGATAAGATAGAAAAAAATCATACGTTCCATGTGTTTTATGGATATGGTTGGGCGTATCAAGTCGCTATTAAAATGATTATAAGTAAGTTAGTACGAACTATAAAGGGTAACTAATGTACGGGTTTAAAGAATATATTACTGAAGCTAAGATCAAATGGAAAAAAGTTCCAGATGGTTATGATGCAGGTAACAAAAAAGTATTTAAACATGTAACCTCTGATGGTAAGTTCGAAATTCGTTTGTCAGGTATGGACTCTATGAAGTTCAATAAGGACGGTAGTCAGAAAGTGTTGCCAACTGTATTTGATAAGAGCGGAGACACTCCAAGATACCCCATAACTGGATATAAGAATATTGCTACTGCTAAGGCAGAAGTTCAAAGGTGGAGAGATGATCATGCATAATTTTTTAGAACATATTGAAGAAAGATTTGGTATCTATGAAGGTCAACATGTACCTTTGGAACAACCTATGATTGAAATTGATGAAGCAGCTGAGCCTGAGTTAAATAAACCTAAGCGATCTAGTGGTAAAAAGAAATACGTTGTTTACGTTAGAAATACCAAGACAGGAAACGTAAAGAAAATAGAATTTGGCGACGAGAAGGGTGGTCTTACATCAAAGATTGGAGATAGAGATGCTGCAAGAAACTTTGCGTCTCGCCACAACTGTGATACTAAGACTGATAAAATGAAAGCAGGCTATTGGGCATGTCGTCTCCCAAAGTATGCTAAAGACTTGGGGCTTAAAGGTGGTGGATCTTACTTTTGGTAAACCATATTGGGAAAATGGAGAGGTAAGAACCTTTGACCCAATGTGTGAAGATGCTGAATTCGTTTGGCATAGAGACTTTGAAGACAGAGAAATAGAAATTTTAGAAGGCGAAGGTTGGCAATTTCAAATACAGAAATGCTTGCCTTGGCTATTAAAAAAAGGAATGGTGTTCGATATCAAAAGTACTGAATATCATAGATTAATCAAAGGGGTAACACCTCTTAAATGTAGGGTTTACAAATATGTCTAATGTTACTGCTCACGAGCAAAGAGCTGAAGCTCAATTAAGACTTGATCGCATAGAGACCAAGATTGATCAAATGGCCGAGGCTATTATTGCCTTAGCTAGAGCTGAAGAAAAAATTATAACTCTCGTTGAAATTAATAAGCAACAAGGGCAGCAAATATTAGGTCTTATAAATAGAGTTGATAAGTTAGATCAGGTCGTACGTGAAAATGCGGCAACAGTAAGTATAATTAATAAATTGTTCTGGATTATCGCTGCGGCAGCCGCTACAGCTATTACGGGCATGCTTTTCATAAAATAGGAGAATACTGATGAAAAAATATGAAGACGATATCATTGCAAGCGTAGCTCAAGCAGCCAGCGATGTATTAGAAGGTAAAGTAAAAGAAGAAGTTAAATATCCACACGATATGTTTGATCCAAAGACTGGTGAAAAAGAAGTGGCTAAAGACGAAGCTGAACATAAAGCTCTTGCTAAGAAGGGTTATACCCATGACAAGCCAGAAGTTGATGAAGTGGCTGAGCCTAAAGCTAAAGGCGAAAAAGAGTTTAAAGGCAAGCATAAAGTTAAGAAGTCTGGTGAAAAAGAAGATGGCTCTGTAGTTAAAGAAGAATCTTGCGACGACGACGATGAAGATCTTGACGAAGCAGTTGATAAGAAACTTATTAAGAAAGCTGTAGATATTGCTCTTAAGATGAGTGATAATATGACTGGTGCCGTTAAGAAAATCGAAAAGATGAAGAAAGGTTTATCTAAAGATAAAGAAGTAGCAGCAGCATTACAACTAGCTAATGAAGAAGTAAGCGAAGCTGTAATTGAAGAAGCTCATGCTATGAATACTCTTTTAGAAGATAAAGCTAAGTACAAAGCATTCTTCAACAAAGCACTTAAAAAGTTTGGTATTAAATCACCAGGCGAACTAGAAGGTGATAAGAAAAAAGAATTCTTTGATTACGTCGATGCTGGTTACGAGGCTGATAACGAGGAAGACTAAATTATCTTGTATAGATAATATATGATGAAAATATTTGACAAACTTAATAGCCGAAATTTTGAACTCTATGCGTCACAGCATTACAATAATCCTGAGTGTTGTGACGTAGAAGAGTTTAAAGAAGATTTAACACGGTTTAAGTATCTTAAAAGATTACTTAGACGTTATGAACAATATGAAGATCTTCAAGAAAGACTTATTTTAAACCATATCATTGTTTTATACAATGTTTTTGGTATAGAAGCAGCTAATAGAATGATGTGGTTTAAAATAGAACCAGAACATTATTCTATATTAAAGACTTTTTTAATCTTCTTAAATTACTTACCAGAAGATGCTAAGGTAGAAATACCATTAGATCAAGTCATAATAGACAAACTGAGGAAACTTTAATGAGCGTAGTCTCAAGAACAGCAGATTTATTTTACGCTTTTAGATTTCTAAAGCTATTAGTTTCGTCTTGGGATAAGACCGATGCATATGAACTAGGCATTATTGATGCTGAAGGAAAGATCCTTAAGAAGGCTAAAGATAGAAAAACCCCACAAGAAAAATCAGCTTACACGGTTTTTCATAGACTAGTATTTAATGTAAAACGGCTACTCAATAAGTTACCATTTGGTCAAACTAAACTGGCATCGTACGCATCAGCTTTATTTTTGATTAAAGAAAATACAGGTCTTACTGATGATGAGATCAAAGAAATCTTAGATAAAGTATTTGAGGATATTGAAGACTTTATTGGAAGCGATATATCAGAAAGTGCTTTATGGTTTGATAAGAATAATAAACTATGTCCGGGAACATATACATTAATTCAAGATATTGCGTCTCCAAACACCGGTGAAGTTATTGCTAATGCAAACACTAAGGTAAAGGCCATTGATTTTACAGAGGCTTATGGAGAAATATTTGGTTTAAACGTATACCAAGTAGAACATCTTTTAACTAAACAAACAATATTAGTAACTAGCGTGGATTTAAAACGATGAAAACATTTAAAGATATGTGGGAAGACGCAGCAGCAAATTCAGTAGCATCGGGTGGTGTATCTATGCCACCCGATGCTGTTAAGAAAAAGAAAAAGAAAGATCTATACGATGGTAGAACCAAAGCTGGTCGTAAATTCGTAGAAAGAATAGTGGCTAGGCGCAGAGCTGCTGAAGCAAAAAAGGAAGCAAAAAATGAAAACGTTTAAAGATATTAGAGAAGCTATGTCAACTTGGACAGTCACTGTTCAAAAGCCAGTTAATAAGCTTAAGAAAGGCGACAAGCAAGTTGTTAAAGCTCGTTCTGGTTTTGAAGCAATTAATAAAGCTATGAAATTATGGAAAGATCCCGCTCTTAAAGCTGCTTCTGCAGATTCATTTAAGATTACTAAGGAAGGTCTAGACTTCTAATATAGGTTAAAATTATATGAGTAAAATATTGATTGGAATTATTGTTGCTATGGGTTTTACTGGTATGATGTATTATCAGTTTTCTGTCGTGCCAATGAAAAACAAGCTAGAAGAACAAACAAAGGTTATTTTAGCTCAAGATTTAAGAGATCAAGAACAAAAAGCCGCTATAGAAGCTATTCAAGATAATCTAGAAAAGACCTCTAATTCATTAAGAGGTCTTCAGGTTCAAAATCAACAATACGAAACTCAAATGTCTGAATATATGGATATATTCCGTAGACATAACATTGCCAAACTAGCAAGCGCTAAGCCTGGACTAATTGAAACAAGAATTAATAATGGAACTAAGGAGGTTTTTGATGCCATTGAAGCAGATAGCATTCGCATTAGCGCTCTTAACGATTAGTGGTTGTAGTCTATTACAACAGCCACCACGTGAAGTAAAAATAATAACTAAACCAATACAAATTGATATTGTCCAGCCAGTTTTACCAAGAGCTTTAAAATTAAAAGAACCAAGATGGTACGTAGTATCAGATGCTAAAGTAATTGAAAAGTGCTTAAAGAATAAAGAAGGCAAATCCGATTGTAAACTAGGTAAAGAAAATCTATACCCTGAAGGATATACTCACCTAGATAAGTTCATTGATAGTATTAAAAAGAAACATGGCGGAGATACTGTGTTTGTTGCTATGACTGTAGCAGATTACGAATTAATGGCATATAATACACAAGAAATTAAAAGATATATTAACCAACTTGGTGAAGTAATAGTCTATTATAGAGACGTAACAATAAAGGTGGAAAATGACAATGTCAAAAAACAAGATGAAGAATAGATTAACTATATGGGAAAGAGCTGAGATTGCTGCTCAACTTTCAGCTATTGCATATATGAATCCTAAGCCTGCAGATACGGCTTGTAAAAAGCTTGGATTTACTTCAGGTAAAATTATTAGTAGAGATGGTGCTGAAGTACTTGTGGCAACTACTAAAAATGATATATGGTTTGCCTTTAGAGGAACAGAACCAAACAAACTCAATGATGTTATGGCCGATCTTAAAGTCATTAAAAATTCAGCAATAGCTGGAGGTAAAGTTCATGGTGGCTTTCAACAAGAAGTTGATGATGTCTGGATGGATATTGTAAAAGAACTAGAACATAACGATCAATTAAAGGTAAGAAAGGATGTGTATTTTACTGGGCATAGTCTGGGTGCTGCTATGGCTACTATTAGTGCCACGCGTTATGAACCTCAAGAACTCTTTACATTCGGATCGCCGAGAGTCGGAGGTAAACAATTCATCAAAAATTTAAAGTGTGATCATTTTAGATTTATGAATAATAACGATATTGTATGCAGAATCCCACCAGCATGGTTAGGATTTAGACATCATGGTACTATGATATACTTTAATCGATTTGGTGATAAGGCGTTAAAGCCAACGTGGACTGATTTCTTTTATGGTATTATTCAGTCATGGAAAAGATGGACATTCTTTGATGGTGTTGTAGACCATGGAATGCCTAACTATGTTACAGCTATTAAAAAACTAGCTAAAACGGAGAAGTAATATGCATTGGCTATTAATACTTACGCTTAAATCAATATTATCTTCAGTCATTGGTAGTTCATTCTACCAATGGTTTCAAGGTACCACTATGGGTATATGGTTTCAAAAGAAAGTCGATCAATATATGGAATACTTTGCTGAAAAGTATGACCTTGAATTGGCTAAAAAGGACGCAAAGTTCAGAAAACAATATCCACTTCAAGCTGATCGATTGGATCATCTAGAAGCTGATTTTATGACTATATGGGAACTTCCTGTTATTCAAAAGGCTATCGTCAATGAATTGAAAAAAAATAAATAAAATAAACGTTTACAAAGCGTGGGTTTTATGTTATAATATATACTATTACTAATTAATAAACTATGAATGATGGATAACCACTTATGACGATGCACGTAACTAA